GAACATCTACAAGAATTGTTTTAGATAAACTACAACAATCAGATAAAATTAAAAAAGCAATTGAGAATGAGTTTCATACTATATTAAAACTTCTCAACTATAACAATATGGCACAAGATATATTTAAACGATACTATATTGATGGTCGTTTATTTTATCAAATTATTATTGATACTGATAATCCAACAGGTGGTATTAAAGAATTAAGATATGTTGATCCACGAAAGATTCGTAAAATTCGTGAGGTTAGAAAAGAAAAAGATCCACGTAGTGGTGTTGAATTAATGAATGTAGTTAATGAATACTACATCTTTAATGATAAATCTATTAATGGTTCACAGAGTAATTATGGACCAGTTGGTGCTAGAATTGCTAAAGATGCAATTATCAACGTTAATTCAGGATTGATGGACTCACGTAGAGCATCAGTTCTATCATACTTACATAAAGCAATTAAACCTCTCAATCAATTAAGAATGATTGAAGATGCGGTAGTTATCTATCGTATTTCTAGAGCACCAGAAAGACGTATATTCTACATTGATGTGGGTAATTTACCTAAGATGAAAGCGGAACAATATCTCCGTGACATTATGGTCAAGTATAAAAACAAACTTGTCTATGATGCTAACACAGGTGAGGTCCGTGATGACCGTAAGTTCCTATCAATGATGGAAGACTTTTGGTTACCACGTAGAGAAGGTGGTAAAGGAACAGAGATTCAAACATTACCAGCTGGTACGAACCTTGGTGAATTAGAAGACGTAAAATACTTTGAAAAGAAACTTTATAATTCTCTTAATGTTCCTATCTCTCGATTAGAACAAAGCACTGCTTTCTCTATTGGTCGTGCTACAGAAATTACTAGAGATGAATTGAAGTTTTCTAAATTCGTATCTAAATTAAGAAACAAGTTTACTGAATTATTTGACGATGCTTTAAGAGTTCAATGTGTTCTCAAAGGTATATGTACCGATGAAGAATGGACAGACTTTAAAGAAAAAGTATACTATGATTTCATTAAAGACAACAATTTTACTGAACTTAAAGATGCAGAGTTATTAAGAGAAAGATTAACATTATTATCTTCAATTGATGCTTATACTGGTAGATACTATTCAATGGATTGGATCCGCCGTCACGTATTAAGATTCACTGACGATGATATTCAGAAGATTGATGGTCAAATTAAAAAAGAACGTAAAGATGGTATTCCTATGCCGGCTGATATGCCATATCTTGGTGTAGAGATCGAAGGAAATGGTAAAGCTGCACAGTCACCAACTATGACACAAGCTATGCCTGAACCACCACCTGGACAACCACAGGATACTGGCGGTGGAGATTTAAATCTTAAAGAAGAAAATAAAATCTCTAGACTTACCAAAGTAATATAAATAACTTAATAATCAATTGGAGATTAATAAAATGACAGACCCAAGACAAATTATCGATTATGCAACTGACGGAGACGCAGTAGGAGTTCGTGAAGCAATGTATTCAGCTCTTTATGACCGTGTAACAGCAGCTATCGAAGCTAAAAAACAAGAAGTTGGTGCTACATTAGTTGGTGGCATGCCACTTGCTACAGAAGAAACACAACTTGATGCTGACGCTTCAGACATTCTTGACGAAGCAGAAAAAGAAGAAGGTCACGAAGACGAAAAAGAAGACGAAAAAATGTGCAAGGACGTTGCCAAAAAAGAAGTAAAAGGCCACGAAAAACGTATGCACGGTAAAGCAGAAGTGAACAAAGAAGGTTACTAGTGAAATCATTAAGTGACTTTGTTGTTTCAGACACCGTTGCAGAAGAGATCGAACAGTTAGAAGAAAAGAAATCTAGACCACACGATCCTCCTGCCATGTTGGTCATGCGTAGGAAGTCTATTAGACAGTTTCCTAATGGTCAACGAGTTGCTTTATATTATGTAGATAAGTTAAAGAAATATGTAACAATACCATATGACGATGAAGATATGGGTTTATCACCAAATATGTCAATGGTTAAAGAAGATGTAATGAATCATTTAAATGATATTGTTACTTCTGGTACAGGTAAAAGAATTAGTTTTAAAGATGGTTCATCTATTAAAGTAGACCGACAAACTGCTCATGCAGTTCTTAAAGTTCACGGTGCTTTAAACGATGAGAATAAAGAGAAAGTTAAAGACATGGCACATAAGAGTAAACAACATTTTATGAAGGTTGTGGACTTTGCCTGGAAGCATACAAAATAGAGGATAAAAAATGGCAAATCAATTTACATACCAAGTAATAAAAGATACCAATACGCACTCCGTAATTAAACTTACAGGTTTCTTTGACGGTGTTTCTGGTGACGAATCTAATACAAAACGAATTGTAGCTAATTCACTTTTTGCTGCTTTAGATAGTTCAAAGGCAAATCTTTTATCTTCAACATCAAATACTGGTGCTAATAATTATTATGGTTTATCTGTAAGTAAAGTTTGGTATACATGTGCTACATCTAATACTGGACATGTTCGTTTATATTGGACTGCTGATACTAATCAAACTATTCTAGGTTTTGGTGCTGGTTCAGGTACTTATAACGACAATGGTAATATGATTACAATTCCTAATTCAGCTCGTGGCACATCAAATGCAAACGGTAATATTGGTATTCAAACATACGGTATGGGTGCATTAGCTAATTCAATTTACAATATTATTATTGAATTACGTAAAGATAACTATGAGTATAGTCGTGGTCAAGATAGAGATCCGGCTGCATTTAACTATCCTCCACAATATAGTATAAAACCATAATAAGAGAAAACTATGAAACTCATTAAAGAAGTATTCGACAAAGTTGACTTCATTACCGAAGAAAAAGACGGTAAGAAACAACTCTATATTCAAGGTCCTTTTCTTCAATGTGAGAAAAAGAATAGAAACGGCCGTGTATATCTTAAAGAAACCATGCGCAAAGAGGTTGAAAGATATACTGAAGAATATATTAACAAAAATCGTGCCTTTGGAGAATTAGGTCATCCTGATACTCCATCCATCAACCTAGACCGTGTATCTCACATGATTGTGGGCCTACATGAAGAAGGTAATGATTGGATTGGCAAAGCAAAAATTCTTGATACGCCTTTTGGTACTATCGTCAAGAATCTTATCGATGGTGGTGCTCAATTAGGAGTTTCATCGAGAGGTATGGGTTCATTGAAGTCACAAAACGGTGTCAATGTAGTTCAAGATGATTTCTATCTAGCCACAGCGGCGGATATTGTCGCAGATCCATCTGCGCCGGATGCGTTTGTTCAAGGCATCATGGAAAATAAAGAATGGATGTTAGTAGATGGTGTGTGGACTGAGATGCAACATGAGCAAGCTAAAACGTTGATTAAACGTGCTACTCAAAGAGACATCGAAGAAGTGTCAATGCACATATTCAAAAACTTCATTAAAAAGTTATAATAACATAAATAAACAATATACAAAAAGTCCAAGGAGATTTTCAAATGACTAAAAAACTTAAACTTTCGGAAGCCGCTGCTGACATCTTAGGTGGTAATGTTGCCGCTAAAAGATCAGGCCAGGATTCGTTCGGATTAGGTAAACCACTTAACCCAGCTGGTGTTCAACAAGGTCAAGTAGACTTAGGTAATGCTGTTACCAAAACTACTGATGCTATCCCAGATTACGCAAAAGGTACTCCAACTGCTACTGCTCCAGGTAAAACTGGTGTAGGTAAACAATCAGACGGTGTTGGTGCTACTAAAGCTACTGGTCCTCAAGATCATGATGGCCAAGCAATTGTGGATGCTGAACAAGATGCTGACGATTTAGCAACTATTGCTGATCGTAAACCAGGTAAAAAACCAACTCAAACAATGCAAGCTAATCCAGGTGCTCTTACAACTGCTGAAGAAGTTGAATCAGAAGAAGATCAAACACTCGTTGAATTTGACATCACAGAAGACGTTGATGCTCTTTTAGCTGGTGAAAATCTTTCAGAAGAGTTCAAAACAAAAGCTGCTGTAATTTTTGAAGCTGCTGTTAATGCTCGTGTTCAATCAATTTCAGAACAAATGCAAGAGAAATTAGTTCAACAGTTTGATGAAGAAGTTGATTCATTCAAACAAGAACTTGCAGAACGTGTTGATGACTATCTTAACTATGTAGTAGAACAGTTCATGGAAGAAAACAAATTAGCAGTTGAACAAGGTTTACGTGCTGAAATCACCGAAAGCTTTATCAACGGTATGAAGAATTTATTCAATGAACACTATATTGATATTCCAGAAGAAAAAGTTGACCTAGTTTCTGAACTAGCAGACAAAGTAACTGAATTAGAAGATCAATTAAATGAACAGATTAATAAGTCTGTTGATTTGAATAAAGAACTTAATGAACATAAAAAAATGGAAGCTATTCACGCAGTTTGTGAAAGCTTGACTCAAACCCAAGTAGAAAAAGTCGTGTCACTTGCAG